ATTCGGTTACTGTAGGAAGTTATGCAAACTCAGCATTTATTGTAGCAAATGCCGCTTCAATTCAAGCAAATGCTGCGTTTATCCACGCAAATTCAGCGTTCATTGCAAGTAACGGTGCAGCAATTGCAGCAAACACGCCAAGCCATACAGCCAATTCTGCTGCTGTGTATGCAAATGGTGCATTTACAAGAGCTAACAATTCACTAAATGCAAATACAGGTGGTTCTGTAACAGCAAATGTTATAATCAACGCAAATCTTGTATCTCAAAATGTTGCATCAAGAACTTATATTCAATTTGGTGATGGTTCAAAACAGTATACTGCAAACTCTGGAATAGACCAAGTTGCGCGGGACCTTGCAAACAATGCGCTTGATTCTGCTGTAGCACTTGCAATTGCCTTAGGATAACTAAAATAAATAAACGACTATGACTATCTCAACAAGACAACAGTTCAAAGATTACTGCTTACGCAGACTTGGATTTCCAGTTATTGAAATCAATGTGGACGATGATCAAGTAAGTGATCGGATTGATGATGCTGTCAACTTTTGGCGTGACTATCATTATGACGGTACCGAAAAGTTGTACATGAAACATCAGATTACGCAAGCAGATATTAACCGTCAATGGATTTATTGCCCAGACGCGGTTCAATTTGTTACAGGTATTTTTCCGTTTGATCAATCAAATGCGTCAATCAATATGTTTGACTTGCGTTATCAGTTACGCTTGCACGATCTTTATGACTTTACTTCGGTATCGTATGTGTCATATGAAATTACAATGCAACACTTACGAACACTGAATCTTTTATTCTCTGGCACACCGCAGTTTCGTTTTAATCGTCATCAAAACAAAGTCTTTCTTGACATTGATTGGACAAGAGATGTTCAACCAGGAGACTATGTTGTCGTTGAATGTTATCGTGTTTTGAATCCAGATACGGTAACACTGACTGGTACAGTAACAGGCGATCCATCTTCAAACACAATTACAGGTTATGGTACAAAGTTTGATCAAGAAATTGTACCATTTGATTTTATTACGATTGGTTCAGAATCGAAGCAAGTAGGTAATATTGAATCGCCTACAAGTATCACATTGGTTGGGCCACCGACATTGACTCACAGCAACTCTGTAATCTCAATTGAAGGTACGACTGATGTGTGGAATGATCGTTTTCTCAAACAACTAGCAACAGCAAAAATCAAACAACAATGGGGCAACAATCTCAAAAAGTTTGAAGGTATTCAAATGCCAGGTGGTGTTACACTCAATGGGCAAAAGATTTATGAAGAAGCAACGGAAGAAATCAAACAACTAGAGGAAGAGATTTATCAGATGGGTTCATTGCCGTCTGAAATCTTTACTGGATAATGGCAACAAACTTCTACTTCAATAATTTTCCTTCACGTTTAGGTAACGGTAATGCTGTTACTCCAGAACAACTATTAGTTGAAGATTTAGTTATTGAAGCATTGAAAATATATGGTATAGATGTATATTATTTACCGCGCACGACACGCGATGAAGTAGATTATCTGTTTGGTGAAGACACACTCAAAGAATATCGAACTGCATGTCCACTTGAAATGTACCTTGAGAATGTCACTGGTATGGAAGGTGAAGGCGACTTTCTGTCAAAGTTCGGTTTAGAAATTCGTGATGAAATTACATTTTTGGTTTCAAGATTGCGTTTCCGTTATGCAGTAAATGGTTATACTCGTCCACGCGAGGGTGACTTGATTTATATTCCAATGCTGACTTCAATATATGAAATTACCTATGTTGAGCATGAAAGCAATCAAGCAATGTATTACACATTGGGTCGTGGGCGTGGTGGTAATGTTTATGTGTATGCACTGAAAATGAAACAGTATGTATTCTCTTCAGAAATTATTGACACAGGGGTTGCAGAAATTGACAACACCATGAGAGCATACTACCCAAGAACTCGGATTTCATTGTCTGCTGGTGGTACAGGTAAGTTTGTAAATGATGAAATCGTTTATCAAGGTTCCAATCTTGCAAATGCAACAGCACAGGCATTAGTGTATGACTTTGTACCTAATACTTACATTGACATTTATCGTACACAAGGTGATTTTGTATCAACAACAGCAGTCAAAGGAAACACATCAAGTGCCAACTGGTCAATTACTCTTGTATCTGATGCTCTGACGCAAAACACTGCATTTGAAGATATTATTGACAACGCAAGAATTGAGGCTGCTAGTGATAACATTATTGATTTTTCAGAAACGAATCCTTTTGGTGAGCCATAATGTTAGGTAATGCACAATTCTATCATCGTACCATTCGAAAAATGGTCATTACTTTTGGTACAATCTTCAATGACATTGAACTTGTTCGCTACACACAAGCTGGTGTTCCAAAAGAAAAGCTTAAAGTTCCTCTATCATATGGAGCAAAAGAGCGTTATATTACACGATTAACATCTGATCCTGATCTTGTTAAAACAATCAATACACTTGTTCCTCGTATGTCATTTAATCTTGACAGCTTGGAATATGATGCAACTCGGAAACAAATATCAACAATCAAGAACTTTAGTTCTCCGACCAGCACGACTACAAATACACAATATGTTCCTGTTCCATATAATTTTGAATTTAGTTTATCCATCTATGCAAGAAACATAGAAGACGGAACACAAATACTTGAACAAATATTGCCATTTTTTACACCAGACTTTACTGTTGTTGTAAACTTCATTCCTTCAATGAGTCAAAAGCACAATGTGCCTATTATATTGAATTCGGTATCATCAACTGTTGATTACGAAGGCGTAGATGCAGACGGTACAACACGATTGATTATTTGGGATTTGACTTTTACTGCAAAAAGTTTCATATGGCCACCTGTCAAGAATGAAGGCATTATACGAAGAGCAAATACAAATATGCTCATTGATTTATCTGATAGAGCAGATCAAACGGTATATGTTGATTACGCTAATGGTAATAATGTATTTACCACTGGAGAAACGATTCGTGATACAGCAAATGGTTTCTTTGGCACTGTAGAATACTTCAGCAATAATGCATTAGGTACATTAGTCATTACTAGCGGTAACAAAAATGTTGAGTCTGGTTATGTATTAAGAGGTGATTATTCTGGTGCGAAATATAATGTTTCGTCTTTAGATGTCAATTCAATCAATGCTGCATCTATTATTATTACACCTGACCCACTTTCATCTACTCCAGAACAAGCATTTGGATATGACCAAGAAATAATTAGATGGCCAAATACACGATGAAAAAACTAAACAAAAATCTATCCGAAATCTTTGATGTGGAACCACTAGAAGAAAAGCCTATTGAGTCATTGCCTGTTGTAATAGATGATGATCCAAATCAAATTGATGCAGATGCGAATTTTGCAAGAGACAATATGCGTGAGCTTATTACAAATGGTAATAAAGCATTAGGAGAATTGGCATCTGTTGCAAACCAATCAGAATCACCGCGTGCATATGAAGTCTTAGCTACGATGATGAAAAATTTGGCTGAGATGAATAAAGATTTACTAGAACTACAGAAAAGAAAAAAAGAGCTTGCACCTCAATCTGAAACTAGTAAAGGAGTCAACATAGATAAAGCAGTATTTGTTGGCTCCACTAACGAATTATTAAAAATGATAAAAGGAAATAAATAATTATGGAACAATTAATAGAGCAAATGAAAGTCATTCTTGGTACAAACTTCAGTTTGTATTTCAAAGCACATACTTTTCATTGGAATGTAGAAGGTCCTAACTTTGCTGAATATCATAACTTTCTTGGTGCATTCTATGCGGCAGTATATGAACAAACCGATGCAATTGCTGAACACATTCGCGCATTAGATTCATATACACCTACAACATTGGCAAGAATGATAGAACTTTCAAAAACTGATGAACTTGTAGCCATTCCATCATCTCTTATTATGATGTCTGAACTTGCTTCTGATAACGACAAATACATTGCAGAACTTCGTGCTGGCATTGCACTTGCTGATGCTGCTGATGAACCAGCAGTAGGAAACTTTCTTCAAGATATTTTAGACGCCCATCAAAAACACGGTTGGATGCTGAAAAGCTTTACACGATAAAATATGGATGACGGGTACCTTGGTAATGCGAGGCTCAAAAGAGTCGGCGTTGAATTATCCTATACTGAAGAACAACTCAAAGAAATTCTAAAATGCACTGAAGATCCAGTGTATTTTATTCGGAACTATGTCAAGATTGTCAATGTGGATCGTGGTCTTGTGCCATTTGAAATGTGGGATTTTCAAGAAGACATGGTGCAACAGTTTCACAGTAATCGTTTTGTCATTGCAAAAATGCCTCGTCAGGTTGGTAAAACAACTACAACTGTTGGTTATATGCTTTGGTCAGCATTATTTAATGAAGAATTTGTCATTGGTATTCTTGCAAACAAGCTTCAACTTGCACAAGATATTCTTGCAAAGATTCAAAAAGCATATGAATATTTACCGCATTGGCTTCAACAAGGTATCATTAATTGGAACAAGCGGTCAATTGAACTAGAAAACGGTTCGAAGATTTATGCATATGCAACATCAGCAGCGGGTGTTCGAGGTGGTTCGTATAATCTAATCTTTCTTGATGAGTTTGCGTTCGTACCACATAACATGGCAGTAGACTTTTTCACTTCTACATATCCCGTTATCTCATCCGGTAAAACATCAAAAGTAATTATTGTTTCTACACCAAACGGTTTGAATCTGTTCTATAAGATGTGGACAGATGCAATTGAAAAGCGTTCAAACTATAAAACACTTGAAATCCACTGGTCAATGGTGCCAGGGCGTGATGAAAAGTGGAAAGAAGAAACAATCCGAAACACCTCAGAAGAACAGTTTCGGCAAGAGTTTGAAACTGAATTTATTGGTTCTTCTGCAACGCTTATTTCTGGTGCAAAACTGCGTTCATTGGCATTCTTTGACCCGTTTCGTATTGAAGATGATGGTCATTTGTTTGTTTACGAAGACCCGAAACCAGGAAGAATATACATTGCAATGGTAGACTGTTCTGAAGGAGTTGGAATGGACTATCATACCATTAATATTATAGA